CCAGATGATCTGATACAGAATGCTAAGATCATGGCTCTGGAAGACCGACAGGCAGAACTACAGCGTCTACAGGAACGTATGAACGATCTTCAGATTGACATTAACAGAGTCTCCGGTGTCAACGAGACTCACAACGAAAAACTAGAGACTCTATTTGACATCTGGAATAATCAAATAGTTAAATAAAATAGGAGACAAATATGCAACCTAAAGACACTAAGCACATCCCTAGTCCTAAAATCTCAGGAGGTGCTAATGACATTTATATTAAACAAGAAGCGCCTAGAACTTCTGGGGGAGCTAACAACATTTATATGGCAAATCCTTCTGCGACTGTTGGTGGCGCTAACGATATCTACATGCCAGAAAATCCAAAAGTTTCTGGTGGTGCAAACGATATTTATCTTCAAGAAAATCAAGCAACTTCAAAAACTGGAATCTATCTCAAAGATAACACGCCTGTATAATAGGAATTAATATGAGCAAGAAGACCAACAGAAACACTAAAAAAGCAATAAAAGCCTTAAAGCGTAAACGCAATAATCGCGCTTATTACGTTTCTGGTGGTGTTATGGGTGTAGATACTCCAGAAGGCACAAAACATTTTAGGTTTAATGCCTATAGTGGTGGTACTACTACTGATGGCAATAGTGATGGTGATAGTGATGGTGATGGTGTTCCTAATGATCAAGATCCATATCCTAATAACCCTAATCTACCTTCAACAGGCGATGAAACAAAAATAAACAAACCAGATCCTTCTGACCCCGCTAAGGATGTTCTTGTAGAGCGCGAAGATCTTCCAAAGATTCCTGACATTAAACCTATGGAAGTTGCTCAAGCCGGAATGCAAACAGTCCCTGACTATGCAAAGGCAGCTAAAGAAACTAAATTGCCTAAAGGCTATACTGCTGAGTGGCGACCAGAAGATAATGCTTTTTTTGTTCAAGGTAGTTTTCAAAAACCTCAGATGCTTTCACCCGAAGAATATGCAGACTTCTTTAATGTTGATTATTCACAGTATACAAAAGAGGTTGCTGCTCCGGGCGTAGAAACTGCTAAAGAAGATATAGAAAAGCTTGCAGTAGGCGAAGACGTTGATATCTCAGCGCCTTCAGAGAAAGTATCTCCTACGGATATTACTGCTACAAGTGGTACTGTTACTAAAGCACAAATGCCGGGAGAATACAATCTTGATTTTATTAGATTAGCAGCTCAAGATAAACTACCCGCTAATGCTGTAGTTAAAGTAAGATCTGATGGAAAATTATCTATCAGTACGCCCGGACGCGCAGCAGATATATATGAACCAGAAGATCTTATAAATCAATTTGGTTTAGAAGGTGACTTTGGTGGTCCTTTAAAAGCAGCACAAGCAACTCCATCAACTATAACTGCCGCAGAAGCTGGGACAGCTACAGCAGCTACACAAAAAGAAATTAAAGAAGAAGCTAAGGCTAAAGCAGCGACTATAGGCCCAGAAGACATTACTGTTACTGCACCTACTTTACCTACAGCAGAAGAAATAGCGGCTGCTAAAGTAACTGCTCCTACAAGAGAAGAAGAAACAGTTACCTATGCTACTGCTAAAACTGAAGCCGAAAAGTATGGTATAGATTTAGATAGCATTCAAGACCCTACAGTAAAGCAAAGAACTGCTCAAACAATTTCAGAACGAGAAGAAAAAGATCTTCTAGATATTGTTACTAAAGAAGGTATAAACTTAGAAGATATTCCAGAGTTTGCTATTGCTAAACAAAGGACTGCTCAAGTAGGTCAAGCTGCTCAAGGTATCGCACAACAACTAGGAGAAGTCCCGTCTGTTGATTTACAAGGGCGAAGAGCTATTACAGGACAAGCTCCTCAAGGTGATGCAGCACAGATTGGTGGTGTACCAACACTAGCAGCTTCTCAGATGCAAGCAGTCACTGGAGTTGCTAGATCAACCGCAGCAGCAGACATGATGGCTGTAGTAGGTAATATGCCTCCTAAAATTACGGCTGCTATATCAGAAGACCCTGCAACCGTAGAAGCTCAAATAGCAGATGAAACTTTAGAAGTTAAAGCAGCGGTTGCTGCGCTTCCTCAAGAAGCTTTAGTTTCTGTACAGATGGAAAAGCTTTTAGAAGGCTTGGAAGAAGGTAAGACTCCTGCGTGGGCTAGACCCGCAGTAGCCGCCGTAGAGCAGCAAATGGCTCGAAGAGGTCTTACTACTTCTACTGTTGGACGAGATGCTTTATTTAATGCAATTATTCAAAGTGCATTACCAATGGCTCAAAGTAATGCTCAAGCTTTACAGCAAAATGCTCAGCAGAACTTAAGCAACCAACAGCAGGCTAATTTAGCTTCTGCTCAAAATACTATGCAGATTCGTTTGGCTAATTTGTCTAATCAGCAGACAGCAGCTTCACAAACTGCACAGATGGCTCAACAAATAAAAGTACAACAGGCTCAGTTTAGACAAGAAGCAGTTCTTACTACAGCACAACAAGAACAACAAGTACGTATGCAAAACATCCAGAATGCTCAACAAAGAGCCTCTCAGGAATCTGCACAGCGTCAACAGGCTGCTTTAGCTAATCTAGATGCAGGAGCCAGAATGGATCTTGCAAACCTAGAAGCCTTAAATATGGCAGGACGCGAGAATCTAAACGCTACTCAACAGGCTCGTTTAGCTTCTTATCAGGCCAATGTTAATCGTATTATGCGACAAGCAGAGCTTACTCAAGATATGGAAAAAGCTAATCTTGATGCTACGATGCGTATGGAGCTTACGAATCTTGCAGAGCAAAATGCTGCCGCAAGAGACACTATGTCTGCTGAACAACAAGAGCGTCTTGTTAATCTTCAGACTCTTGTAGACTTTAAAAAGACTAATGCGAGCCTTGCTCAGCAAATGGACATAGCTAATATGTCTAATGCTCAACAAATGGAGCTTGCTAATCTAGCCGAAAGAGCAGCTACAGACTCAGCAAACATGACTGAGGCTAATCGTTTTAGACTTCAAGAATTAACTACTTATGTTAATGTAATGTCTCAAAACGAACAGCTTAGACAGAACGCAGAGCTTGCTCAGCTTAGTGCAAGTGAAAAGGTTTCTTTAGCTAACTTAACTGCTAAGAACCAAGCTGACTCCGAAAGCATGAGTGCTACTAATGTAGCTAATCTTCAGAGTTTTGAAAAGCGTATGCAGGCTGCTCAGGTTAATGCTCAGTTAGCCCAACAATTAGGCTTAGCTAACTTAAGCAACCAACAGCAAGCTGCTATGTTTAATGCTCAAATTAATGCTAATTTAGATATGAAGCAGTTTGATTTTGAACAACAGGCTGCAATCGCTAATAGTAAATTTATGCAAACCTTAACGCTAAAAGATCTTGATAACGAGCAGCAAGCAGCTCTTCAACAAGCTACTTTAAATGCTCAAAGGGATTTAGCAGAGGCTGATTTAGTTACAAAAGTTTCTATTGAAAACTCTCGTAATTTTTTACAAAGAGACTTAGCAAACTTACAAAACGAACAACAAACAGCCGTTTTAAATGCACAAATGAAGCAACAAAGATTGTTATCTAATCAAGCTGCTGAGAATGCCGCACAGCAATTTAATGCTACGTCGGAGAATCAAACTAATCAATTTATGGCTTCTTTAGCTTCAAACATGGAACAGTTCAATGCTTCGCAAGCAAATAACATGCAGCAGTTTAATGCCTCAGAAGCTAATAGAATAGCAGCTATTGAGGCTGGTAATGATTTAGAAGCCGATAGGTTTAATGCTCAAATTGCAGTACAGGTTGATCAATTTAATGCTGAAAATGCTTTTAGGCGTGAGCAATGGAATGCTGCAAACGCTCAAGCTATTGAGCAAGCTAATGTTGCTTGGAGGCGTCAAACAAACCTTGCAAACACAGCGGCTCAAAACGCTGCTAATCAGTTAGCGGCTCAACAATCTTTTCAGCTAACAGCCGGAGAACAAAACTTTTTATGGCAGCAACTTAGAGACGAAGCAAGTTATTTAAGGCAGGCCTACGAAAACGAACAGCAACGTAGAACTACTTTGTTTGCTACGGCGCTTGCAAACGAGTCTGAGTCTGGTTCAAATAGAAATATAAAAAGTTTAGTGTCTGGTATCATTGATGCGATGGGAGGTAGTTAAATGGGATTTTTTAGTAGCCTTTGGAAAGGCGTAAAAAAAGTCTTTAAAAAGATTGGTAAGGGTATTAAAAGTGCCGTGCAAGGCATCGGAAAATTTGTAGGTAAATTAGGAATTGTCGGACAAATAGGAATGATGTTCTTTATGCCTCACATAGGAGGCTTCCTAATGAAAGGCCTTTCAGGAGCCGCTAAAGCTCTTCTAGGAGTTACAGGTAAAGGTTTAGGAGGTACTTTAGCACGAGGACTTGGAACTGTTCTAAACGGCGCACATAAGTTTGCTACGACTGCTGGTAATGTATTTAGTACGGTTACTGAAGGAGTTTCGCAGTTTGCTAAGACAGCCTTGAACAAAATACCCGGAGTAAGCATCGAGGGTGCTGCTACAGACTTTTTTGGTAACGATAGTGCTTGGTCTAGAACTCTTGATAAAGCAGGTACTGTTTTTGATCCCTTTAAAGGACAAGCTACTAGTTTTGGAGATAAAACTTTGGCTGAGTTTTCTAACAGTACAGGTATTAGCCAAGAAAACTTGATGACACTAAACCCAGAACTTCAAGGTCTTAAACCAGACTCAATAGTTCCTAAAGATATTTACAGCACAGATGTTTCATTAATTAGAGGTATTGAGGCTAATGTAGGACGTTTACCTACTCCTTCTTTAGATCCTACGTCTGCGTACCAGCAACAAATGAGGCAGGATTTAGGTTATCTTTCTGAAACCCCTTTAAGTGAACAACAACCCATACCTAGTATGGAAGTTAAAGGCCCTTATGAGCCGTATGAAGAAAGTTATATTTTAACAGAAGATGGACAAGGTGTTGTTCCGGGTTCTATGCAATATGAAAAACCTCAAATACCTGCTGCTGTTTCTGAGCCTTCTTTGTTGTCTACGGCTGCAACCTCTTTACGTAAAAGTTTTGAAACAGATCCGCTTAGAACCACAGAAAGACTACTAAATGTTGCAGGACAAGCACAGCAATTAGGCTACGAAGAGCCTGACGTTTTTTATGGAGCAGGCCCACAACTAGGAAGTCTCTATGAGCCTTCTGTAGGCTATCAACCTGAACAAGCTCCTATCCTTGATCCTTCTCAAGGGCTTTATGGTTATAGTGCTTTTGCAGGCGGTAATAGCTATGACTGGAGCCAAACTAGTCCTTATTTATATTATATGCAACAACAACAAAGGTATGCAGCATGAGACTAGATGAAGATTTTATTCAATATAGCTCTAAGATGGATAGGGCGTTACCGGGAGAGTCTTTAACTAACGACCCTTCAAACCCCTATCCGTGGGAAAAGCCTCCTGAATATACTGATGTTGTTAAAGCCTCTGAGTATGTTTTTAACATGCTAACAGAAAAAGAAACATACATTAACATGATGAATATCATCGAAGACGGTATGCCCATCATGGATATTGCTCAGGTTCTTTTGTTTGAAGGTTTTAACCAAGGCAAATGGAATCCAGATCTTATGCTGCTTCTTATAGAGCCTGTAACGTATATTTTAATGGCTTTGTCAGAAAGAGCTGATGTTGAGTATAAATTATACACAGGCGAAGAAAACGACGAAGCTGAAGAGACAGATGTTTTAGGGGTTGAAGTGGCCCAAGAAAAGTTTGATAAAATTAAAAAATCTAAAGGGGCTATGAAAGTTCCTGAAGGGATTTTACCTGCAAGTATCGAAGAAAAAATAGAAGAGTTGCCCAAGCCTAAGAGTTTACTGGAGAGAGAATAATGGCGATAGAAGAATTAGGTTTTAGTCTTTTAGGACGCGCAGAAAAGCAACGCCAAAGACGAAGACGCGAGGAAGAAAGAGCCGACAAATATGCTCTTATAGGAAGCCTTGCAGGTCTTGGAATTAAATTTGCTAACAAATCCTTAGAAAAGAAAGCTAATAGTTGGCAACAAGACGAAGAAATTCTTGCTAGTCAAAGAAACTATAAAAGAGCTTATGATTCTAGTACTCAAACTCTTAATGATTGGGACGCAGCCTCTAGCCATGCTGGAGGTGTTGTTGGATATCTTGGTGATCAAATTAGACCAGAAGTAGAACGACGTTTAAAAATGAACATCGAAGAAGAAGCTTTAATGGACCCTGATGCTTTTGATCGAACTGTAGATGAGCAAGTACAAGGACTTATAGGAACAAGAGAGGGAGATGGTCTTTATGGTAATTTTTATAAGGCCCGTAATGCTGCTTTAAATCTTTCTCCTGATTCAGAATACAAAGCTTTTATTGAAGCTAAAAATCCTGCTTATAGAAATACTTTAGATTTAATAGTGGGTAAAATAAATAAAGATGCTCCAGATAGAGAAACTTATGTCTCTAATGTTCTTAACAGTCGTTATTCTACAAATGCACAAGCATATAATGCTGCTTTAGATGCCTATCAAAGAGGCCTTTCGGGTGTTTCCGCAGTTAAGCTGGGTGATGCTGTAAAAGAAAAATTAGAATTTAAACCAGAAGAACAAGTAACAAAAAGAGAGCCTTATACTACAACTGTAGATGGTTTACCTATTACAGTAACACAAATAACAAAAGTAAATAGAAAAACAGGTCTTGAAACTATTAGCTATGAAGCCAAAGAAGGCGATGAAAGAGGTCAGGCTTTTGTTAATAATCAACTGACAAAAACTGAAGAAAGAACAGTTATCGATCCCTATACTGGTGTAGAACGAAAAGTGTTGGTAGCAGTCGGAGCAGGAGGCGTTGTTGTTGATAGTAAGACCACAGGAATGTCTGGAACTTTTAAACCCCCTGTAGCATTAGGAGACGTTACAGAAGAAAAAGCAAAAAGAATAGAAGCAAACTTTTTACAGGCTTTTCTTTCTAAACCTGATGGGCAAAATAAGCTTGATGAGTTTAAAAAGCTTATCACTTTAGGCGACGAAGGCGTTACAGAAGTTGCTTATAATAATATTTTAAAAGCTACGCATCTTACGTCAATGTCTATTCAAGATAAAATGTTTGGTGGTGAAAATGTTCAACCACCTTTAAGAGCTTCACAATCTTTTCAAATAGACAGCGAAAAAGTGTCTATGGATTTAGCCGCTGAAATTATGACGTTACAACAAGAATATGCAAGCGATTCCGATACTAAGGGTGTAGGTTTAATTCAAAATTTAATGTCAGAAGTGGTTGGTGAAAAGGGGAATATAAGGGGGCCTTTAGTTCTTTTTGGTCTTGATAGATTAAATAGAAGATCTCAAGGGACTTATGATTTATCAGGTGTTTTTACAGAAAATGAATTTCAATCTTTAGCTAGAGCAACTGTTTCTGCATCTGAAATGGAACGATACGACTTAAGAACTGTTGAAGAAAAAAAATACCTTAAAGAAATTATTGTTGAAAGTATTGAGGCTGGTGTACAAGAGGATGGAACAAATACTTCTGTATTTATGATTCCATTTAGAAAAGGAGGTGCTCCAATAGCTACTTTATTTGGAGTTAATCCTATTAAAGAAGAGCCTAAAACAAAAGTTCCTCCGCCTGTGATAGCAGCACCTGAACCAGAACCAGAAGAAGAAAAAGAAGAACTAGCTGGTCCCGATGTAAAAGAGCTTTTTAAGCGTAAAGAATATTTAGAACGCAGAACTTCTAACAGGGTTGCAGGTCAGAGATTAGATGAAGTAGATGAGTTAACAAATCTTAATCGTCAATTAGCAATGTTAGGAGAAGATACCACTCCTATTTATTTATCTAGGTCTAATAAAAGAAAATTAAATTCTAATATTGCTGATTTATTTAATGCTACGCAGCAGCTACAAAGACAGCCAGCAGGAGCGGCTCAACGAAGCGCGAAAGTTAAAAAACTAGAAGAAGATGTAAATGAGTTTAGCTCTGCTTTACAGGCTATAGATACAAGTGCTTCTAATGTAGCAAGAAGCATTAGAAACATCAGAGGCTTTAAAAACTTAGAACAAGAAGACATAGAACAAACTTTATTTAAAGCTTACAAAGACAAAGACTTTGTTGATCAAGTAATTGTTGCACTTTATCTATAGGTAAAACATGGCAATATTTAAACAAGATTTTACGCGAGTTAAAGACGCAGACCAAGAAGATCTTTACAAGCCTCGAACAGATTTAAAAATGAGCGTTACTCAGTTTGAGAGCAGTCCTAAAGTCCAAGAAGATGCAGAAAAGTATTTTGGTTGGGTATCAGAGCAGTTCCCTGCAACGGTAGGCGGTGTTGGAGGCTATGAAGATATCGGAGAGTCTTTACGGGACGAAGACATGCGTCTTACTGATATGCTTGCTAGAGGTGTTTTAGATAAAGAAATGCCAAATGATGTTAAAGAAGCTTATCAAAGACTTCGAGATACTTGGGATAACAAAACAGAAATCAAAGGTTTTAAAGAAGGTTTATCAGCAACTGTAGATTATGCAACAGATATTGTTTCTGATCCTCTTAACCTTTTAGGTTTTATTTTTACAGGTGGCTCTGGAGTAGCTGCAAAAGAAACCGTAAAGACTGGCGTTAAGGCAACACTCAAGAAGCTTGCAACCGATGAAACTAAAGGAGCTGCTGCAACCAGAGGTGCTGTTGCTGGTGGTGCTTGGTCGGGTTTAGACAGCTATGCCCAACAAAGCGTAGAAACTAACGCCGGGATGCGGGATGGTATTTCTTTAGGAGAAGTTGGGTTATATACTGCTGTAGGTTCAGGGCTAGGTGCAGGTTTAGGCGTGGTTGCTACAGCACTGGGAGGCGGCTTAACAAGAAATACAGGGCGTATTAAAAATATTGAGCAAGAAGTTGCAGAGTCTTCTGCTAAAAAAGAAGACTTAGAAGCCCCTGTAAAGCTTCCTGATGAAGAAGAGCCTCCAACTATGGTGACTCCTCCGTGGAATCAGCCTTACGGTAAAATAGAACAACAGGCTGAAAAAGCTGTAGAGGAAGCTACAACAAAGATAGAAGTAGGAGCAACTCCTTTCTACAGTCAACCGGGGTCAGCTTATCAAAATCTATCACAGTCTATTGGGGGTGGTCAGGCTACTTCAGATGAAATTCAAGACATTGTAGAAGAAGCTGTTGCTCAAGGCACAGAACCTAGACAAATAAAAAATAAAGTTTTATTTGAAGTAGGCCGTATTGCAAACGCAATGGCATCTAAAGTAGCTTTTAAGCCTGCTTCTTTGCTTGATTCATTTACACCTTTTTCTTCATCAGCCTTAGAGCTTCAAAAGAAGTTTAGATATGACTTAGGTAGAAATATCTGGGGCGACAGAGAGTATGACGCTCAAGATTTCTATGAGGTCTTTAAAGAAACTGCTGGTGAATATTACGTTAAAACCAAAGTGGCTATGGAGCCTATACAGATTAACGTAAAAGGAAACTTATCAGAACCTGTAAACGCAGAGCTAGTTAGAGTTATTAGAGGCGCTACTTCTGAAAACGAAAACCTAAATAAGATAGGTAGTTTTATACGAGAAGAAATTCTTGGAAAACTAGGGCGCGAGCTAAACGAAGCAGGTTTTATAAAAGAACCAACAGAAAACTATTTTCCTCGTTGGTGGAACCGCACAGCAATTTTAAACAATCAAGATGGTTTTGCTTCTAAATTAGTAGATGCTGGAGAAGCTAAAGATTTAGGAGAAGCTCAAGCAATCATAAGAGAAATCCTAGATAAGAAAAATCAATTAGGTGAAGGAAGCTCTTCGGGTGCTAACTTCTTTGCAAAACGAGTATTTACAAAAATAGATGATAATGACTTTGCAGACTTTTTAGACTCTGATGCAAACCGTGTACTTATAAACTATTCAATGCAAGCCTCAAAGCAGCTCGCAAAAAATAGAGTCTTTGGCGTTAAAAACTTTGATGAGTTTGAAGAAAGGTGGATTAATCCTATTGTAGTCGAAATGGAGCAAGCAGGTAAAACCCTCAGCAGAGGAGACAGGAAACGTATAGCTGACCTTTATCGTACAGCTACTGGCGAAGGTGTAAGACGCTTTGAAAACGAAACATTTGCTGGTCTTGTGGATGTTTACTCAACCGCTAATAGATTGGCTTATCTTCCGCTTGCGGCTCTTTCTAGTGTTACAGAAATCTTTATTAACGTTCAGAAGGCTGGCGTTGTTAAAACAATTAAAGGTTTTTCTCAGGCTGCAAATGCAGGACGTAAAACAATACAAACTGATCTTATAGATCTTATGAAAAAAGATCATGATCTTAAAGAGCCTGAAATCTGGAGAGAACTAAATAGATTTTCTATTGCCTTAGATACAGCCGCAGGAGATGTTGCTGAGCGTTTAGCTGGGGACACGTTTAACACAGACTTAACTCGTAAGATAAATAACGGTTTTTTTAGATTTACTATGCTAGATCAATGGACAAAGCTTGTACAGCTTACTTCATTTATTACAGGCAAAGAATTAATTACTGATAATCTTAAGAAGATTGCAGCACGAGGAGACTTAGCAGACTCTAGAAGAATTAAGAGAATGCGAGATGAGCTTAATGAGCTTGGAGTTAACATAGACGAAGGTGTTGCTTGGGTATCTAGAGGCGCTAAAGAAGATGATGATTTTTATAGAGCAGTTCAGAGAGGAGCTTCACGTTATACAAACGAAGTTATCTTGCAGCCTACACCTGAAGCAGGTATTAAACCTAGTTTGATGTCTAATCCTAGAACATCAATTTTATTTCAGTTTATGGGATACCCTGCTGCTTTTTCAAATACAATTCTTAAAAACGCAGCTACTAAAATAATGCGTGACCCTGTAGGTAATGTTCCTAAGACGTTAGCTGCTGGCCTTATTATGACTGAAACGGCTCGCTGGACCAACTGGGCAAGAAGCCACGGAGAAAGCGAAAAGCTAAAATCAGAAGAAGAAATATATGTAGAGGCTGTTAAGCGTTGGGGCGGTAACGGAATGGTTGCTGACATGATGGGAAGAGCGCAAAAATCTGCTGAAATATATCAAAGCCAAACTGCTTATCTTGCATCTTTAATGGGGCCTTTTGGTCAAGACGTTTATAAAATGATTAAACGAGATAGTCCTATACGTTTCTTGGGAGAAAAAGTACCGTTCTATGGTGCGCTTAGAACTATTAGTCCTGAGCTTAAAGAAAACTATGATGATTTTATAAAAGATCTTGATAAACAAACCAGAGAAGCTTTAGTACCCGAAAGACCTCCAAAGCGTTTTGAGTTTAAAAAAGGCGGTGAAGTCTTAGATGTTCCTAAAGTTTCTAAAGAGCCTGATGAGCGCATCGATAAGATGACAGGGCTTCCTTATGATCAGCAAGCAGGAACAGCTTTTATAGACGAAGAAGATCCTTTGCGTAGATTAGGTTTTAAAGGCGGCGGTGCGGTAAGCGATCCGCTGCGTAGGTTAGGGTTTGGAAAAGGCTCTATTACTAGAGTTGGTCGTAAGGTATATCACGATGAAGAAGGTCAATCTTATTCTGAAAAGACTGAAACTATACAGCTAGATGATGGACGCTGGGTTAATTATCCAACAATAGATAAAGAAGGTAACAAAATACCAGAAAGGCTATTTAAGAAGCTTGTTGAATCTCAGGCAACTAAAGAAGGCGTCGTTGATTTTATTACGGGCGAAGTTCTGCCTACGTTTAAAGATAAAGAAGAGGCTATTGAGCAAGCCGTTAAAAGATCTAAGAGTCTTCTGGAGGAATAATGGACTACAAATATTTTACAGTAGATGAACTCAAGTGCCAGCATTGTGGCGATCACAAGATGGACGATGATTTCATGATGAAGATAGAAGCTTTGCGACATGAGCTAAGGTTTCCGTTTACGGTGACTTCTGCCTACCGCTGCCCGGATCATCCCATAGAGGCCCGTAAAGCCTCTCCGGGCGCTCATGCTTCTGGTAGGGCCGTGGACATAGCTTGCCAAGGAGACAAGGCTCACAGGCTTCTACAGGCCGCTCTACGCATGGGACTCAGTGGCATTGGCGTTAACCAGAAAGGTAGTAGTCGCTTTATTCACCTAGATGACCTAGAGAATGACTCAGGTAGGCCGCGTCCTTGGGTATGGAGTTACTAGCATGAGTTTGGTGTCAACCTTGGTAGGGCCTGTAACAGGCTTGTTAGATAAGTTCATTGAGGACAAGGATCAAAAAAATGCCTTGGCCCACGAGATTGCCACGATGTCAGAAAGACATCATCAGGAACTCATGAAATCTCAGATAGAAGTTAACAAGGTTGAAGCGGCTAACTCTAATTTGTTCGTCAGTGGATGGCGTCCTTTTATCGGGTGGACCTGTGGGCTGGGTATGTTTGGCAACTTTATCACCATACCGTTTGCTAACTTTGTTTTAGCTTTACTTAAAATATCTATCGTTATACCTCTTGTGCCTCTTGAAACTATGATGCCTGTGTTGATGGGTATGTTAGGTCTGGGTGCAATGCGTAGCTACGAAAAGACTAGAAAATAAAATGACAATGTTAGAAGTTTTAAACACTGCTTGGCCTATTATGGTCGGGTTTGTGACACTAGTAGTTGTGCTGGCTAAGATGCATGGTGACATAGAAACCCTTAAAGAAAAGGTAAGAGTTTTATTTGACCTATGGAACAAGAAAGATGACTAAGAAAAAGAAATCTACTGTTAATAAAGCAGGCAACTATACGAAGCCTACGATGCGTAAGAATCTATTTAATAAGATTAAGGCGGGTTCAAAAGGCGGTAAAGCTGGTCAGTGGTCAGCACGTAAGGCTCAGATGTTAGCTAAGGAATACAAGGCTAAAGGTGGAGGCTATAAGTAATGGCTCTTAAAAAATCTCAGAAGTCTCTGAAGCGTTGGACAAAACAGAAGTGGCGTACACCTAGTGGCAAGAAGTCCTCTGAAACTGGTGAAGTATATGCGCCAGCAGCAACCATCAAGAAACTTAAGTCTACACCAGCAGGTAAAAAGAAGCTCGCAGCGGCTAACAAAAAGAAAAGAGAAGCTACTGCTAAAGGTAAACAACATGCGAGACATGGTTTACATAAAGGAAAGAAGCGATGAGAGATGACTATAAGAAAGGCGGTAAGTCTAAAAGAGATCCGCGTTTAGCGAGGGCAGGAGTCAGTGGTTACAATAAACCAAGGCGTACCCCCAATCATCCCAAGAAAAGCCATGTCGTTGTCGCCAAAGAAGGTGACAAAATTAAGACCATCCGCTTCGGTGAGCAAGGAGCCAAGACAGCAGGAAAGCCAAAGGCAGGTGAATCTGAGCGTATGAAAAAGAAGAGGGCCAGCTTTAAGGCTCGTCACGCTAAGAATATTAAGAAAGGTAAAATGTCGGCAGCTTATTGGGCTGACCGTACAAAATGGTGATCACTTAACTCTACGTATCTCTAAACGTTCAGCAGCTATAACCTTTTCAGATATGTCATAAATTAAAGCTGAGTGCTTATTGATAATATTTACCATGTACTCTAAAGATTCTTCGTAGTGTTCCATAGCTGCTACGGCAGTAACAATATCTACATTAGCTCGCATAACGATCCCAAGCTTAGACTCAGGTGTAAAATATATTTCTTCACTCATGTGTAAGGGCCTGTATGTTTTGTTGTAAATAGTCATGTAAGTCATCAAACCTAAGATGACACTCTCTTAATACTGTTCTTATATACGCTTGTGTGTACTTATCTGGAAACACATTTGTAACCTCTTCACTTGGCAGAGCGGAAAGCTCAGTAACAAGCCTTCCTTTTCTGTCAAGAGCAACTCTAAAAGAAATGATGTTAGCGTCCATGCTAAATCTCACACACACCTGAGACACATGCCAGCGTTTGCATGGCTTCCGTGTTGTCATCTTTTTCTTCTATGTTCCAGTTGAAACGTTTAGGCATATCTTTAGATAGCTTAAGATACGTATCCTTGTCTATCTTCTGGTACGGCGCTTGCTTATATACATGGTCTGCTTCTGGTAGGAAGCTAATGCCGCTAACGCTGTCAAAGTTTTCCCAGATCCACTGACACACAGAGAAGAAGTTATCATCGTTATAGTAACAAGTCATTGATGGTTTGTGTTCGCACCAGTGATCTTGATAAGTCTTCCAGAGTTTAAGCTGCTCCATAGCTCCCATCTCCTCAACGGTAACAGCCTTAGCTGGTGCTTTCTGAGGGAATGAGAAGACCCAGTTAGAGCTATTCATGATGTCTTCTTCGTGAGGGAAGCCTGCTTCAATCATTGCAGTAGCCAGCGGATCTTTTTTATCTGCGCGTACAGTACGTACATAATAGTCACTAAATCTAGGGTGAATGCCTGATGCGCTGTCTGTTAGCTGTGACACAGTGCCACTAGGTTTAACGCAGGTAATTGCTGCTGATTCGTTGACGCCTAGCTTCTTGGCCCACTCTTTGTTTGTGTCAATAGCTACCTGACGAAGCATATCTAAGAGCTTGTCTAGCCCTGCTGTTGATCCATTGGTCAGCTTGCAGTCCATGATGCCTGTCAGAGATACACCAAGCAAAGCTTCTTCTTCGGTGTTCTTTTTCCAGATGTTTCTAAGATATCGGAAGTCAGTCATGGTTGATTGTAACGTACCTAAAATGGTAGCAATCTTAACTTTATATTTTAACGTATCTTCCGTGTCATTGGCCCGGACAATAACTTCAGAGAGGTTACAGAATTGATAAGGACGCAGAATAATTTCAGAGCAAGGGTTCGTCCCAAACTTATGAGTCGCATCACGCCGCTCGTTCTTGGCAGCTACCTTCTGGGCAGCTATGCGGCTGAAGATTCCACGCTCGCCAGACTTAGATTCGTAGAGACGCTTCATCTCAGAGGAGTAAGTATCAAAATCAGGCCGCTCAGAGTAGACTGCGCTATTATTCGCCAAAGCCCTCTGACCGTTAGTAATATACCACTCACCATTCTTGGCGTTAGCCATCCGATTATCTGTAACATTACTCAAACTAATCAGGGCAGACCTACGTACTCCACCTACTACAACAATGTCGGCAATCTTGCAGACGAGATCGTGACACTCAAGAGACGTAAGCTTGCGTCCAGCAGCCCCCTTAAACAGCTCAACAGAAAAGTTAAACAGATCCGCAAGCGGTTGAGGACCAGAGGCTCTGCCGCCAAACGTCTTTAACCTAGCCCCGGCAGGACGGACACGAGTTAAATCACACTTAGGAATCTTTCCAGCATAAAGCAAGCTAATTAGCTCACGGAAAGAACTAGCCCAACCTATTTTGCTATCTGAAACAACAATGGTTGACTCTGTATCATGAAAGGTGTCTGCAACTACAGGTAATTGATTAACATAGTCTCGCTCAACACTGAAGCCTACGCCAGTGCCGTTAAGTAAGATATACATTAGCTCATCAAAAGAACGAGGACTATCAATAGGTAAATAAGAACAATTAAAGCCTGCTACGTTGTCTCGTGCTAGGGCAGGACCAGCGGTCATCATGCAACGCATAGAGGGCATGACTTCCATATTTAAAATAGCTGTATACAGTTCTCCCTTATCTTCTGTGCTTAGCATATTACCCCAGAAAGAAACGTACCGCATAACTGTTTCTTCCCATGTCTCTCTTCGGTTTTCGTCATCTAAGTAACGAGCGTACCTACTCTTGTGGATGTATTGTTGATACTGGTCCATATCTTTTTTCAAACTCCTTTCTCAAAAAACTTACATTTCTTATCCTGTACTCTGAGTATCTTAGCACAGGCATCTCCTTGTTAAACGCTTTCTCGTCACAATAGTCAGCATACATCAACTGACAGAACAACTCAAACTCAGGGTTCTGCATCTCTAATGTCCTTATCGTCATCTAACATGCGTAACTGCTCACGCCTCAGACTCTTAAAGTTTTTTTGAGTCTTAGTAGGCCTGCCTTTGTGCTTCTTGTTGTACTTGTTTCTACGCTCTGTCTTAGCGTCGATGTAATTATTATTATTCTTTTTCATCTCTTGTTAGAATCTCTAGGAGTTTCTTTTCGTACCACTCTGCTTTCTTTAGATCCTCTATCCCGTTCTTGTAAGGGAACCTCCAGCGATACTTCAGACTGTTTCCGCGTAAGTACCCAATGAACTCTTCTTTGGTTAGCATGGCCTCGATTCCGTCGATGCACTCGATGTCCCCTTTGTTGTAGTGTTCAGGATTATTAACAGGATCTAGCATAGCGTTTACTACTCCGTATTTTTTTATATTATCTCTAACTGAGTTCCACTCTGCTGTATCAGCGTTATCAATAGATTTTTTAGTTCGTTGTTTCATTCTTGTTCCTCCGGGTAATCTAAGTTTTCCTCTATCTTAGATTCAGGGTCAACCCAATCTTTCGGTATGCTATATACGCTATACCATCTAAAGCCGTTGGCTTCTGCCCACTCTGCATGAGATCTTTTTGTTCCGTCTTTTCTTCTAGTTGCTCCGGGCATAGGAGCGGCGGGGTCAGCAAAAAGAAATACAAGCTCTATGTTTTTAGGTAGAGCTTTTTTAATCCATACATATTTATTGTGTTCGGCGTGGTCCCAAAAGCGCCCCTTTGCTTCTAGGAATATTGTTTTACGACCAAACTTACGAATAAAGTCAGGGTGATAGGTATGTTCTACAATATATTCTGTAGTTGTACTGTGAATATCCCACTGCTTAAGTATGCCTGAATGTAGCTCATACTCCCAGTTAGAATCATAGCCTTTTACTACGTTCTTTTCTACAGGCCTTTTAACTCTGCGCTTTCTTAAGCCTGATTTAATTCTTGGAGCCATGAAATATCCTTAATGTTTTCTAGCTTTGTACCAGCCTTATAAAGCTTCTTGATTTTTTGTTTAGCCCAGCGTTGTGTAAAGAAAGTAACGCGCCTTGATTTCTTAGCAGAGAAATAAGGGGCTTCTGGCAACATAGATGCAAAGTTATCTTTGGTTATCTTTTCTTGGTCTTCTTCAGGAACAATAGTCCTAAGCCAATCTATAAGAATAACATCTACTAGTTTATTTATCTTTTTTATTTGTTTACGGTTCATAAACTTCATCAACCTTTGGTTTTTTAACAACCTTAGTAAAATACATAGGGCCTTTAGAATATTTAAATACTCTAAGACCTTTGCCATCATTAGAATCTTTATGGCACTCAAACTTGTGTGGGCAATACACGCAGTTCTTAGCAATACGCATGTTGCCTGACTTGCCCTCTGGTATTGGATCGTAACACAGCTCAGGAGGGTTAACAAGATCTAGCTTATGTTTTAAATCTTTTATGCGTAGCTTTACGTTAGGCTTATCTAACTCTTCTGGTTGATAGAAGGCCAGCTCTCCTGTCTCTTTATTGATAGCAAGGAACCCGCCGTTGTTCGTACCTTCAGCCTGTTCATAGGCCGCAAGCTGAGCAAGATAACCGAAAGGATCTTCATCACTGAGTAAGCCTTTACTGAATTTACTAAACGAAAAACCAGACGCTGATTTAATATCAACTACTTCACCGTCTATCTTACAATCCATGTGGCCTTTGATGCCGCTAACCTCTATCTCTTTCTGCTGGTCCGTAACCTCGTGGCCCGACATTTTGGTTAACAAAAGAACCAGCTCTTCTAGTAAGTGTCCATAAAGAAACTTGATAAAAGTAGATGGTAATATTTTATTGTTATTTATCTTTGAGTTCTTATCGAACCATAGCTGACGCATAGGCTTACCAATGTTAGACATCCTCAAAGCAAAGCCATCTCTTTGTTGTGGTACAGACCAAGACCTGATAACATCCTTAATGGACTCACCAAACTCTTCGATAAGATCTTCAGAGATATCTAAAGGTCCGTCATTAAGCTTATCTATTTGACTATAAATATCTTCTACTATTTTTTGTGGTTCACGAATCGACATTTTCTTGTTTCCGAATTATAATGGACATATTGTACACCAAGTCTACGTTGGTCAGGTGTTTTAGCAGATAGCCTACTATCTTTATATGACTTAACGTCAATCAATAATGTTTCACCTTTAGGGGACACTGCCACAATGTCAGCAGGACCAGTACAACCACAGTTCTTGAACACATGGTAGCCTTTGTCCCATAGCCATGTGATGGCGTAATGTTCTGCCATGTCGCCCAACCTATTAGGATCATGTTTCATATTCAAAGCCCTCAAAAAAATCTAGTTGTTTACTTTCATCTTTATCTGTTTCTACTTGATTAAAATTAAGATAGTCTTTTTCTCTGTGTGTTTTTTTTCGGTGGCATATAGCACAAAGAACAACACATTTAGATAGCTCTTCTTCTATAGCCTTCCAGCTATATTTAAAGGCTTTTGAAAGTTTAAATCTTTTTTTTGTTCTATCTATATGATCTAAATCTAAACACTCTGGTGATTCATTGTAGCCACATTCGGAACAGCCTTTTTCTAACTTATACTTTTCTATATATTTTCTTTTCTGTTCTTTAATGTGTCTCACTCCAGTTATCTCCTATCTTGTATTCACCATCTAAAGGACAGTTAAGATTCAAAGCTTTACCTGCTTCACGTATGGCTTCGACACCCAGTTGACCAACCTTCTCAGCTTGATCTTCTCTTACTTCTATCTGCCACTCATCATGCACGTTAGCAACAAAGTGTGCGTCTAGATCTTTGATCTTATCGTTAAGTATAACTAAAGCTTTCTTCATAACGATAGCGCCAGCGCCCTGAAGCAGTGTGTTCAATGCACTGTGTTCGCTGCGTATGAATAACTTACGGCCATCTAGTGCCTTAAGATATCCTTTTCCTGATGCTCGTCCAATTCTATTTTTAAGATTCGCAAATGATGGTAGATTATCGATAAATGATTTTCTAAGGTTTCTCCCAGCACTCTTGCCTCCTCCAGCCACTGTTCCAAGCTTTGCATCTCCTGCTCCGTATAGTAGGGCATAGATGAAAGTCTTTGCCTGATTTCTTGATTCAAGTCCTGCAAGTTTTTGATTAGTGGTGTGTATGTCTCCATTAAGGATTTCATTTGTATAGTCCTCGTCGTTCATGTAGTGGGCAAGCATACGAAGCTCTAGACCACTAGCATCAATGCCTACAAGTTTATATCCTTTTGGTACTGTCCAACAAGCTCTGCACTCTTTACCATAAGAAGAAGATACACTAGGTATCTGGGCCATATTAGGACCGCGATGAGTCATACGACCAGTGATGGTGCCGTTATGGTTAACGAAGCCATGAACCCTGCCTGTCTTTTCGTTTACTTCTTTGAGCCAAGACTCAATCTGTGTTATCCGCTTCTGAAGCATAAGATACTCTGCGATAACTTCAGCCTCCTTGATGTTCTTGATCTCAGATAATATCTTTTCATCTACCTTGGCTTGACCTGTAGCAGTAAACTCCTGTGGCTTCCAGCCAAAGTCTTGTAGATATTCTCCTATCTGTTGTCGAGAACCCGGATTAAATTCCTTGGTATATACTCTTGTAATAAAAGGCTTATGTTCTATTTCTTTAAACTCTGCATCACTAAGTCTAACTCCTTTGCCGAAGTTATCGAAGCCTGTCTTAAGTAGTTTACCTTTCGGGCTATACCTTTTAAAGATCTTACGTATTTCCTTCTTAGGCTTGAAGACCTTGGATATCTCTTCTTTAATCTCACTGACTCTAGATTCTAGTTTTGCAACTAGTATCGTTGATGTCTGAATGTCTAGAAGGAACCCATAATCACGCTGATCAGAAAGTATTTTATATACCTCATGCTCTAGCTGAACACTGTCTTTAGAGAATCCCTTTGATTCTTTCTTGAGGGCCTTGAACACCTGATAGTTTAGAAACACATCCTGCTCACAATACTTGAGCATCTCTTCTGAGTATCTTGTGTACTCATCGAACTCAATCTTAGGCGAGCCTAGAGCAAAGCCCCAACGTTCCAGACCATGATTACCTTCACGCACTGGATTGAATAGCCTTGAAAGTACAAGTGTGTCCACAAGAGTCTTATTAGATAAGTCAATACCTGTAAGCTTTCTGATTACTGGTACATCAAAGCACGATATATTATGTCCTATTAGTTTGTCTGCGGATTGGAGCAACTCAAGACCCTCTGATAATTCAGAAGGTCCATAAGAGAATTGCTGTTCGGTATCGACATCTAAGGCAGATAGACACCATATCTTTGTGGCGTCTAGATCATCTGTCTCAATGTCAAAGACAAGGGACTTCAAAGTTCCATCTCCTCAAGTTCATCATTATCTTCTAAGAATGTTTCTTTAAGTCTACCAGTATCCTTATCATACAGCAAGTGGGTAGCCATGCCAACATCACCAGTGTATCTAGACTTAAGAATCCTCATGTGTGTTGTCTGAGACTCTATTGGATCATCAGACTGTTGATTACGCTCTAAGGCGATAACACAATCAGAGATGTGAGCGATGCCGCCAGAGCCTCTGAGATGGCTCAGGTTAACCGATACTCCGTTCTCGTGACCTTTGTTACCTTCTAGTCTACGAAGGTGTGAGACAAGGATTAGGCCTGCTCCTGTTTGCTCTACAAGCTTCCGAAGCTGAGTCATAATCCTATCAATAAGGATGCGCTCGTTACTCTCGTCTGAAGCAGAAACTAGCATATGAAGGTGATCAACAATAACCCACTTACAACCACAGCCTATGATCATATATCTAATTCTAGACATGATCTCATCGAAGTCGCTGGCCCCAAAGTGAGCATAAATCCATACTCGATCCGCATGTTTCCTAAAGAATAAATTACTTAAGTTCTCGTAAGCCTCACCCTCTTCTTCTCTAATTTGATCTATGTACAGCCGCTTGTCTGCTTCGATAGATAAGATACCGTCTGCGGTTCGTTTCCAATCTTCTTCTAAGGCCACGATGCCTACGTTGTCTTGCGTTTGAGTGATTAGCCAATGCTCTAGTTCCCTTGTAATGCTGGACTTACCAAGCCCAGTTCCCCCAGTAATAGTAACTAACTCGCCCTGTCTTAAGCCATAAAGCTTCTCGTTTAGACCGTCCCACGGATAAGGAACACAGTCTTTCTTTTCGCGGTGATTAAGCTTTTCTAAGTTATCTGAAAGATTCAGAACTCCCGACGGTGTGTAGGTCTTCGAGGCCCACCAGTTTGTCATAAAGGATTGGTGCTGTCCTTTACGAAGCATATCATTAGCGTCCTTGAAGTCATCAGGAAGCTGCATGATCTTAGCTTTGCCGGGAGTCAGAAGTTTAGCAACCTTCTTGGCTGCATCATTCCCCGGCTTGTCGTTATCGAAACACAAAACAACTGTGTCAAATTTCTCGATGTATTCTATATTCTTTTTGATGTCGCTGACTGCACCATTAGCGCCATTCTTTACTGAGATTGCAGGCCATCTTGAACCCATCAGTTCATAAGCAGCCATCGCATCACATTCACCCTCAGTGATTGTAATAAACTTACCGCCCTCTTGGAACGCTTGTTGACCAAAGAGTCCAGAGTCTTGTGATGATCCTTTCCAACTAAATATCTTACCAGCTTCACGTACCTTGTATCCTGATATCTCATTGGCGTTGTAATAAGGATAGTAATGCTTTACTAGTTCTCCGTTTCGAGACAACGCCTTGACCCCATACTTCTTAGCAGTGTCTAAGGATATTCCCCTGTCGTGTAACGCAATAAACTCTCCTTCTATTTCGTTCATGGAATTGTTTTTGTATGTCTTGAAGTCACTTACTGTTTCGCCTTTCATAGCCTTCTCATAATCTCTGAAGTATGTACCACAACTAAAACACTTTGCAGATCCGTCCTCGTTAATCGATACTGGATCGCTCCCTCCGCACTCTGGACAAGCCTTATGGTATTTTACAAAAGTCATATAAAGTTAGGGGGCTATTCGCCCCCGTCCTCCTCCTCTTCAGGTACAAGAGCATCGTTTGTTAATGCTCCTTTTATAACTGAGTGAAAGGTTTGTGCTGCTGCACGAAGTACATCAGCTCGTTTGCCAAGAGTCTGAATCTCAGCTTCTACTTCAGCTAGATACTGAAAAGAAACTTTAGCTTCATCACTAAGCTTTTCTACATCATACAGACCTTCGTCTGTTTTGTAAGTCCAGTTGCTCATAGAGCCTCCTCTTCTTCGATCACATCGAACTCATCTACGTTACCATAAGGTACTAGGTCAACAACCTGAACCTTCTGGAGATCCAAACCCTTATAGACTTTACCTTGTCGAGTAACTTCCCAAGGTTTATACTGCACGTTAACAGTAGAGCCATTACCGACCTGACAATCCATAGGATTCTTAGATCTGTCCATAAGCTCAGGTGCAGAACGAATCATACCATTAGGACCGTGAACCTTACGCTTAATTACAATCGTTGGTCCTTCTTCCTTGTCCTTTACGGTGTAACCCTCTGCTCGAAACTTGTCGGCAGTAGCTTCATCGACAACAACATTGATTGTATACACTGGCTCATAAGTAGTATTAGGTTGAGTAATACTAGCCCAATAAGCAACACCAGATACAATAGCCATACACAAACTCCTTTAGTATTTTTTATACCAGTTTCTTGGTTTCTTTTTCAAGCCACGAGAAGCGTGGCATTCAGCAGCCCACCAATAAGTGCTACATAACTCCTCCTCTATTTTCTTTCGGGTTGTTTTACTTCTTCTATCGTCAGTCAAAGGCCTAACGAACGCCCGTTTGTTACCTATTGCTACTTCACAATACCTCCAGCCTTCGCGGTACAGGGGTACTACAAACCTGTCACTACGCTTAGGATTTAGTAAAGTATCTTTAAGTTTAAGTATATCTTCTACAAACACTAGTCTTCTCCGACCAAGCTATCCAGAAAGTCTGGAAAGATTTCTATCATATCATGCTCAGTAGCACTGAGTCTACCATCTGTTTCCATACACCAGTCGCTGACAAAAGCGCGGAACTTTTCTCTTACCCGTTTGTCAGGAAGATGTGTACCAAGATGCATGACAAAGATCCTAGACCACGCATCATCAAGTGACGTATGAAAGTCACCGATACCGTCGAGCCATGCTTCAAAGTCTGCTTGATTACTCATCTTCGTAGTCCCTCAAGTCAACATTGAGGCGAAGTTTACCATGATTGTCATGGATGTAGAAATCTACGTAGCCTCCGTCACATACGGTGCTAACGATATAGCCTCCTGTTTTGGATTTAGAGATCTTAAGTTCTTTAGCATCATGAACATGAATATTATTATTTACTGACATAACTCACTCCAAGCATGTTTGACTTTATCTTCACCATCTAACTCATTTTTAATGCGCTCAGCGACAGCACGACACTCAAACTGAGCGTCATCGCTAAGGCGTAGTTTAACAACTCTAGCGAAAGCTACAAGTGATCCTGTCCAAATCCATTCTGTCATCATGCTCTGTGGTAAGATGATCCTTGCCTGCTCTGGCGCTACTCCTTTATCCAATAAGTATTTGTATGTGTCCTCTGCTCTTGTTATCAAGTCCCAGTAGGACGCAAACAATCCTGTGTCTTCTGAAATTATTTCATCGGACGATCCCTGCTTCTTGTTGTCTGCTCGCTTCCTCCAGAAGTAAGGCGCATGAAACGATGGCTCGTAGTCTACATATCTTCTACTTACTTCATTCCACACCAAGCCTACCTGATGCTTGACTAGCTGCCTAGCAACAAAGATAGGGGCCTTGATTCTGAACTGACACTGAACGTGTGCGAATGGCGTCCAATGGTCATGTCTAGCTAGATACTTAATTAATTTTACATCCTTTGTTCCGAAGTCTTCTTCTGCTACTTCGTTGGCAAACGATACTCTAGCAGCATTAACTACTGTTCTATCATCACCAAGTATTCCAATTAATTCTACTTTCATAAGGCACTCACTGCTAAAAAGATTGTAATGAAGGCAACAACACCTAGCAACAGGAAGCGTTCCTTTGGTGTCAGGTAGCCTAGCTTAACATCTTCAAAGATATCTTTAAAGGTCGAGGCTAGTTTGTTTAGCAGCGAACGTGTACGGGACTTTATCAGCATAATATTCTCTTTGCTCGTCCTTTGTAAGAACATACGCCAACATTCCTTCAAGCATTTTAATGCTGTTTGCATCTTCATCTGAGATTTCGCATCCATCTAATAGCTCCACATGAGTTTCGTAACACTGTTTAATATAAGCAATCCCTACTGCCTCTAACTGATCTGCGTCTAGTTTAATTTGCATATCTTTAATCCGTGTAATACAAGCGCTGCTTGTGTTCTGTTATTAACGTGTAACTCCTGCATGATCTGTGACAGATAACCTTTAACTGTACTATTACTCATGCAAAGAGTTTCTCCTATGTCGCTGTTGCTCATGCCTAGTTTTAAAAGATCAACTACTTCATCCTTTCTAAGCTGGCGTACCATGTGCGGCCTCCTTCTGTTCTTTGTAGTTCAAGCGGGTCTTGACACCAACACTCTCGCTGCTGCGGTAGACAAACCAAGGTGCGAGTTGCCCCGCATATTGATTTGAACTTGATGCTACTTGGTGGTTGTTCAGTTGCCTGACAACCACTAAGTAGTATTAAAATAATTATTTTTTTCATATGTTCACATGGTCCTCTTTGATAACTAGTTTAACGGTCACCTCGCCATCAGGATACGCTGAGTAAAAATCCCTGAGCTTATCTTTCAACTGAAGCATCAGCGTTATCTGTTGCTCTTCCTCTAAAGAATAATCTCTGTACCCTGCGACATAGGCCAAACGAGTCTTACCTATTTCTTTTACTACATTATCCTCGCCTACAGCGTAGTCTATTGTGTAGGCTTCAACATAGTAGTCTGCGTTTTCTTTAGTTATGTGACATTCAATAGCCATCGGTTGCACCTCCGTTGAACGCATCTACTGCATCACAGATTGCATAGTCTAAGTCGTAACCCCTGTCGCCCTTGCGAGTAATCTCAAACTCCTCTCTGAGGTAGTCAGCGATGTACATAGATAGCTTGGGCGTCATTCTAAAACGAACGCTATCTAAGAAAACGGTTTGGTGTTCTGTTAAAGCCATGTTAGTATCTCCTGTTATGTCATAGCATATAAATACTTTGTTGTTTTATTTATAGATTTAAGCATTTTGATGAAACTATCTATCTCAATGTCACAATAGTTGGTATCATATACCATGCTTATTGTTACTCCTTTCTCTTCAAAAATCTCTGAGGAACCTTTTACTGATATTGCGCCTCCGTCTGAGTCTGTGTAGATCCCGTGAACTTCTTCGTCATCTTCTGAAATAATATAGTCTGGACCGTCCATTGTCTGTGTCCAGTTTATAAAGTCTTCAATAGATAGGCCCGTAATTTCAGCAGCCTCTTCAAGTGTTAAAGCCATGCTGGTATCTCCCTGTTTGTCCATCGCATATCAATCTCATTGCGTCTTACTTTATAATAATTACGATACGCTGTGATTGTATCAGGATCTTTACACTCATCATACATACACTGAGGTGGATCTTGCCAATCATAAGTTTTATCTAGACCTTCTGGGATACATCCAAGTACAGGCAGCAAGTTTGAAGTCTTGTGTACTTTACCATATCTATGAGTGTATTCCTGACACAAGTGATACAAATGTTTGAATCCCCAAAAGTAAGACTCCGCAGAAGAGCGGAGCCACTTGGTTGATGGATGGTTGCGATATGCTGGTTTGTAAACATGATCTTTTACAGAGGAATCAAACTCATGATGAGCAGTGCTGAGCATCAAAGCTGTCTCTTGAATCATCTTTACATTGTGCTTATCGCATTGGTACTGTGCTGCAATTTTAGGATCTTTGTCTATATAGAATAGATTCATGCTGCTTCCTTGAAGTTACGGATGATTGTTTCTCTTACAGTCTCACCTCGCTTGTAAGATATCGATGCAATGTTAGCCTGAGATTGCTTACCGGATGCCGGAGCATGAGTAGACCAATCAGTCATTACATTATAGACTGACCACTGATTGTGACCAAGGGCTGATCGATAGTGTTCGGTCCAACGATTCCACATATACATCAAAGCATTATTACCATAGATCTTAGGTTGCAATAACATCCGACCATAGCTATCGTTGGGATACTCTTCGAGCCACTTGTCTACTGCTGTAGCCTTTGCTGCTTTAGCAAAGATTAAGAAGGCTTCTTGATTCGTGACGGATATTTCTGACCAACGCCACCACTGCTCAGCTTCTTTATTTAGAATTGTAACCGCATCAGAGATCAGCTTTGCGCCTTGGTCAATATCTAGTTTCTTGGTATGCCGTGACCTGTAAACATTAGCAGCTTTAGAGATAAACACTTGACCATTCATACAAGCCCACTGATTAGCACCAGCACTACAAATAAACGGAAACGTACCATCGAGACTAGAAACACTAAGAAGCGTAAGCGAGGCGCTGTCACCGTCTGGAGTATAGAGATTAACTTCAGGCAAAAGATGCCTAACAAAACACTTGGCACCATTGTGAGATACCTGAATATCTTCAGTCATACCTTCAGTATTCAGATCTGATCGAGCAATAATGTTTCTTTGATTGTCGATCATTCGCTTGTAAGACAAGTCATATAAATCTGAATACCTAGAACCGTGCACACCAAGCTCTTGGCCTGTATCAGTTCTATAGATAACATGCTTAGATGAATCACGAATATAATTATTCTCATCTGAATATCTTAGAGGCGCTGAGGCAATATCAAAATCAGCAGGACCATAGCCAGCATCATTAAATACTCTAGAGTTTCCAAACATATTTACTACATTATTCATAGTATTACTTCCTGTTGTTTTACTTTAATGGTATAACCTAGTTCTTTTATTAATTTAATAACACCTTCTGTGAGTGTTTTAGTTCCCGCAATCCTTGCGAATACTTCAGAGTCTTTACACTCTGGGTAGTACATCGTGTTCCCATAATTGTTCTTCACTGAGATTGTTATTTCCATTTTGATAATCCTTTGAGTACCCCATCAGTTCCAGAAATTCCGAAAAGGTAAGACTCTCTTGCCTCTTCAAGATCTTCTCGCAAGGCATTGAGCATAATTCGTTCAAGTCTTGCATTATATTTCCCTCCTAAGCGTTTGTTATTTATAATAATTTGATGGAACGTAGTCTGACCGTAGTAACCTACTGTCGGATCGTCTGGGTCAAGATCAACCCAAGCAGATCCAGAAACTTCACCAACTTTGAAATCCAGATACATATTAATTTCTCTTTTTGATAGCTTCGATGATGATCGAATCACCCTCATGTCGGTAACACTTTAGGCAATCGATGCACTTTTGTCCAGTGCAGTTCTGATTCTCGACAAACTCATCTTTGCCGACCACGTTGAAACACTTATCAAATCCATGTGGTGGTTGTCGAACAACCCCAACACTTGGATTTGAGTAAATAAGAATAAGATTCTTGGGTTGCTTGAACTCTAGATGGTACTGTCGAATGATATCTCGCCGCTTAGTCCAAAGACCAAAGGTGCAGTGAGGATTCTTACGTGCTATATCATGAAAATTTTTCATGTGAGCCATGTTAATTAACTCGCCATGACCATGAAACCGATAGAATGCAGCGTTTATAAACGGAAGATCATCATAGTTTATAGGTTGTGATAAGACATCAGAATTCCTCTGAAAAGCTGGCTGACAATTCTTCCTAGAACCTTGCAACATACTAGCAGAATAACACTCATTACAGATAGCATCTGTCTTTCTCATGGTGCTACAAAATTTATTTGTTAGTGTATTAGTATTGATAGCCCAGATGCCAGCTAATTTACCAGACATTTTACTTTCATGAATTAGATTCATGTAGATTCTCCTCTGCGGCTTTAGATCCAAGAGTCTCGACACCAAACTCATCTCTGAGTCTCAGTATAGCTTTGTAAAGATCCTTTCGAGTTTTATTGTAGCGTCTCCACTCAGACTTTTGAGCGGCATCATTGAGATTGATCTGACAATACAAAATTGTATTAACAATAGTTGTCAGTGTTTCTTTACCATTCTTCGATAAACTATACATTACAATTCCTTTATGAGTGAGTGTAACCATCTTGCTCAATAGCCAACATCATACCCTTCCAAGGTATAACTATAAATGCATCTTTTCCTAAACCATACATAACGTCTCTACGAAAGGCTAGATAATTCTTAGCTACACTAGTATCACGACACCAAACACGATACAAAGCTTCACGTTGAGACCTAGTTAATACAGGAAATTTCCATTCAAAATTCATACTACCTCCACATCAGAGTAAGTTTCAATCCAAACTTTAGCGCCACAAGGCAGCGGCTTGTTAGGGCTATAAACTAGACGAGCCACTAACTCACCATTGCGATCTAGTATCTTAGCTTCATTGCCTTTGCGATTGTTTCGCCAATCCTTAACAGTTAATACTGGTAAGTCAGCACCTTTAGCATTAGCTTTAATATTATGTTGATTAACATGAAGTACAGTTTTTTTCATCGGCTTTCTCCTTTGGCCTTATTAACTCTCTCAAGAAACTTGAGAGTTAATAAGGCTTTTAAGTTAATTAGATTCTTGCATTGCCTTGAGCAAATCCTCTCGAATAAAAGGATAACCAGTCTCTTCTAATTTAATAATAGTTTCAAAGAGTAATTCAGTTTCTATCTTTTCTTTGTATAAGAAGATAGCAGCAGTAATTCCTGAAGACACTAAAATAGATAATAAAATTAACATAATATATTCCTTAGATTAATGTGGTTGAGCAGTTTTACATCATGCTCAGGATATCCTTTAAAAAACAGCATTTTGGAATATACTGGCTACAATATACTCCAGAATACTGAGCAGTTTATAGACATACTCAGGTCTATATAATAATATAATTTTGTACAGCGGAGTTTTTTAGACTCAAGGTTACATAAACGCCTCCAATTATCTATACATTTTTAATTTAGGTCCGTCACCCCTACTCATCCGTCTTTCGGATTTTCGGGATTCGCTAGGTATCATTACATTCTAGATTTACCGTCTAGTTTCGGATACAACCCAATAACATCTTAGAGTATACTTATTAAAATATACTCTAGAATATTATTGAGCAGTTTTGACTCATGCTCAGGAGCCGGAGAAAAGGCTTATTAACTCTCTCAAGAAACTTGAGAGTTAATAAGCCTTTGTAAGTTATTTAGACTCCAGTAAATCTCTGTAATAATTTAAGTGATTAATAAACTGATCGTGGTCCATAAAACCAGTGATCGTCAGTATATCTACATGAGTCATTCTATTTTGTAGACTCACAAGCTCTTTCCACTCTGGAGTATCATATCTATTCATAATAGATTCCTTATTAATTTAGATTAGAGCAGTTTTAGATCTTGCTCAGGATCTTAAAGGCTTAGCCTTGAAGATGTGCAAGGATAGATTCCATACCAGACTTAATAGTCTCGATAGACTCTGACATTTCAGCAATATCACCTTCAACGATAGTCATTCTAACCTTAAGATCATCAAGATCATTAGATTGCACCGGAGAAGCCTTTGGCTTAGGCGTTGCTTTTGGAGCTGCCTTTGGCTTAGCCTTAGACTTTGGCGCTGTAACCTTGCGGCTAGGCTTGTGAGTCTTAGACTTTTTGCCTTCAAAGTTTAGCTGAAGATTTGCTAACAAATAGCCAGGAAGCTCATCAGACTCAAACCATTCTGAAATCTGTAAACTCGATACACCCTTTGGATTGTTGGCAGCTAATACAGCTTCTACCTGCTTCCACAGTCTAAACCAATAGATATCGGGTATATTCTTTTGTTCCTGTACGACCTTTGCAAATTTATAAACTATGGCCCTGAATTGCTTGGCAGAGCAGAGTCGATCTTTTTTGTGTGCAAGTGTTTTCATGTGTGTTCTCCGTGTTTTCGGGTTAAGTCGCAGCGACCCAGTGCCGCTTTGACGTTTTCAATTAGGCTCACAGATCGAAAACGATGTCAACAACTTTCTGGTGCGCGATCAATCACTAGCGCATAATGCGCCTGTTGACACGAGAAGAAAGCCTGCATAACGTCGCGTGTGATGCGTGTAGCGATGGCAGACCTTTCGAGACCTGTCAAGAGTTTTTTTTTGCTACTTCGTAGCAGTCTCGCGTGATGTGTGTAGGCTTGCGCGTGGCAGAGGACCACCAGAAAAGTAAAGTGAAAATTTTTCATAATCAAAGATTATGGGGTCGCGCTATGTACGCGAAGAGTTTTGGGGATTGACTTTTTTTAACTACAAAGTAGTTAATTTCATAAATCTTCATAGAATGAAGATTCTGGTTGCTGAAAACTTTGCAAGTCTTTGAAATCTTTGATTTCAGAAGTCTTTAAAGTTAACTTTAAAGACTCTTTAGAATCTCTTGAGATTCTGTCAAGCGGTCTTAAATTTGCTGAGTTTCAAAGAAACTTTAAAGAACTCTAGAATCTATAGATTCTATTTAACATCGAAGATGTTAGCCGAAGGTCACTCTAAAGTACTTTAGAGTGCTTCTGAGTCTAAGAGACTCAGGGCGGGGCAGGAGGCCAGACGGGGTACCCCCTATATATACTAATGGGCATACATTTTAGGAAACTTTGGAGTGTCAAGTAGAACTAGGGCGGGTATTTAAAAGACCTTTAAAGTACTATCGCGGGTATTTAAAGATACTTTAAAGTAATACTTCTATATTATCTATATGTAACCGGGGGCGGCCGATTACGTTAGTATAGCTTCAGATTTTATTTTTGTCAAGTTGTTTTTTTACTTGACAACAACTTTAAGCGACCCTATACTACTTGACATGAATAAAGAACTTACAGAAAAACAACAGTCTTTCTTAGACCACCTAGTGGAACAAGGAGGTGATCCGAAGAAGGCAGCGGAGTTGGCTGGGTACAATAGTGGTCATTATCAGGTCGTTAAATCTTTAAAAAAAGAAATATTAGATATCGCTGAAGGAATCCTAGCTCAGTCAGCTCCAAAAGCTGCTTTAAAACTCGTAGAAGTTATGAACTCTGATCAGCCCATTCCTCAAGCTAACATGAGGATTCAGGCGGCTCAGACAATACTTGATCGTGTTGGTTTAGGCAAAACGGATCGCATTGATGTTAACCACAAAGCAGAAGGTGGTTTATTTATACTTCCATCTAAAAAAGAAGTAATTATTGAAGGAGAGTACGATGAAGCATAGAGGTACAGTACCCTTCGGATATAAAAAAGAAGAAGATAAACTAGTTGAAATCCCCGAAGAACTAGAAGCCCTAGAAGAAATCAAAGGACTAGTTAAAGATAAAATACTTAGTTTACGCGAAGGCTCTCTATGGCTAGAGCATAAAACAGGTCGTAAGTTAAGCTACCAAGGCTTAAAAAATAAAATAGATGCCGATGCAAGATTGGGAACTTAATCCAGATAAATATCTTAAAGATGCAGACGGCTCTTTTATCTTTAAGAAAGATGGTACACCAAGGCTTAAGGGAGGCAGACCCAAAGGCTCAAAAGGCCGTGGATACAATTATCATAGTCAAACTAAAGCTAAGCTAGAAACTAATAGAGTTATAAGAGAAAAAAAGAAAAAGATAACTCAAACAGAAAATAAATTAAAAGCGTATAAAGAATCACTTAAAAAGAATAAAAGTACTCTAGAAAAGCTTGAAAATCCTTCTGCATCTAAAGTGACTACCCCAGAAGAACTCGAAGGGGTTAATAAGCACCTAGCCGAAGAATCAGAAAAGAATGTTATTTTTAGTCCCAATACGGGACCACAAGAAGACTTCCTAGCAGCCGCAGAGACAGACGTTCTGTACGGCGGAGCAGCAGGGGGCGGTAAGTCCTATGCTATGCTTGTAGATCCTCTCAGATACGCTCACAGAGCGTCTCACAGGGCATTAATCATACGACGTTCAATGCCAGAGCTACGAGAACTAATTGATAAAAGCCGTGAGCTATACCCGAAAGCTTTTCCGGGTTGTAAGTATCGGGAAGTAGAAAAGCTCTGGAACTTCCCTTCAGGAGCTAAAATAGAATTTGGCTTTCTTGAGCGGGATGCAGATGTTTATCGTTATCAGGGCCAAGCATACTCATGGATAGGATTTGATGAAATTACTCATCTACCGACTGAGTTTCCTTGGAACTACTTAGCCTCTCGTTTACGTACAACAGATAGTGAGATTACTCCTTACATGCGTTGTACAGCAAACCCCGGTGGCGTTGGTGCTCACTGGGTTAAAAAAAGATATATTGACCCTAATGAGCCAAATCAAAGCTTTTTAGGCGCAGATGGACTAACAAGAAAATTTATACCAGCTCGTTTAGAAGATAATCCATACCTTGCAGAAGACGGACGCTACGAGCAAATGTTAAAAGCGTTGCCTCCGACACAGCGTAAACAACTCTTAGAAGGCAACTGGGACGTAAACGAAGGAGCAGCCTTTACAGAATTTGATCCAAACACGCATGTTATTACTCCTTTTGAGATTCCTATAAGCTGGGAAAGAGTAAAAGGAATAGACTATGGTTATGCCAGTGAATCTGCATGTATCTGGGCAACAATAGATCCTACAGACGGAACCTTAATAGTCTATCGAGAATTGTATCGTAAGGGCTTGACAGCACAGGATTTAGGATCTATAATAACTGAAATGGAGTTGTCAGATCCTTTTTCTGTGGCAGGTGTCTTAGATACCGCAGCATGGGCTAGGACAGGCACAACAGGCCCTACCGTAGGCGAAACACTGGTTCGTCAGGGCCACAAGCTGCGAAGAGCAGATAAAAATAGAATACAGGGGAAAGTACAAATCCACGAATACTTGAGGTTGCAGCAAAGCGGCAGACCGCGATTGCAGATTTTTAATAGCTGCCCTAACCTGATACGCGAACTTCAAAGTATTCCTCTGGATAAATCTAACCCCGAAGACGTAGACACTCATGCGCCAGATCATGCGTATGATGCTTTGCGTTATCTTATTATGTCTAGGCCAAGAGTTAATGATCCACTGGCTCAATTAAGGTACTTTAGACAAGAACAGGCTTATATGCCAGCAGACGCAGACTTTGGATATTAATATATGAAAAAAAGACAAAAGTATTCTAATGGAGGAGGCCCTACAAAATTTTCAGATATTTTTAAATTATACGGGAATAGCCAACAGGGAGTAAAATCTACAGTAACTACACCAACTTCAAAAAAATTAATTGCTTCAGCAACTCAACAAGATGGTCGAAATGTAGCTACAACTTTAAACTTAAATCTTCCTGAAACAAATATAAACGTAACTAGAAATAAAGGCGGTAATACTTCAGGAAGTATATCTAAAAGCTTTGGTAAAAATTCTTCTATTACTGCAAATATTAGCAGACCTAAGGGTGGAGGCAGCGGTACTTACTATGGCATTACTTATTCTAAAAAACTTTAAATATGACAGAAGAAAATACATTAACATCAAATGAATTATATTTTGAGCCTGTAGAAGACGAGCAAGGTCTTCAACTGACTCTAGAAGAATCTTTGCGTAATAATCTCGTAGGTCTTCTTATTGATCGTTATCAGTCAGCAGAAAATGCTCGTGATTTAGACGAACGCAGATGGCTTACATCTTACCATAACTATCGTGGTCTTTACGATAAAAACGTTCGTTTTAGAGAGTCAGAGAAGTCTCGTGTATTTGTTAAAGTTACTAAAACAAAGGTTCTAGCAGCCTTTGGACAACTTGTCGATGTTATTTTTGGAGCAGGTAAGTTTCCGATAGGTGTCAGCGAAACTAAGGTGCCAGAAGGCGTTGCAGAAATCGCTCATCTAGATACTAAGAATCCGCTTCCGGGTATCGAAACTTCGCTAGAAAATAACACCGAACAAAGCGAAAACCCTTATGATGTCGGATATGAAGGAGACGGAAAAACACTAAAGCCGGGAGCAACCTACGGTACTCAAAAGTTTGATCCTAAGCCTGTTGAAATTATGGCAGAAAACAAGCTAGTTGAGGGCGCTAGTCCAGACCCGCAAGCAATAGAAGTTCATCCAGCGAAGCAAGCTGCTCGTCGCATGGAAAAGTTGATACACGATCAAATAGATGAATCTAATGGAGCAAGTGAAATACGAAATGCGTTGTTTGAAGCATCTCTCTTTGGTACTGGTATTGTTAAGGGGCCTTTTAACTTTAACAAAACCCTTAGTAGGTGGGAGGAAGATGAAGAAGGAAATAGGAGATATGCTCCAATTAGTGTGCGCGTTCCTCGTATTGAGTTTGTCAGCATCTGGGATTTTTTCCCTGATCCAAATGCTACAAACATAAACGAATGCGAGTATGTCTTTCATCGACATAAGATGAATAGGACAAAGCTGCGATCGCTTGCAAAGATGCCCTACTTTGATAAAGATGCAATACGTGCAGCGATGGCAGCAGGTCCGAATTACGAAGAAAAAGATTACGAATCAGAATTAAAAGACGATCATCGCTCTGAAGCCTACGGCGCGGGGCAGTATGAAGTGCTGGAATATTGGGGAGTGATGGACGCAGAGTATGCTCGCCAAGTGGGTATGGACCTTCCAGATGAAGTAGATGACCTAGATGAGGTACAGATTAATGCGTGGGTCTGCAATGGTCAGTTATTAAGAGCAGTAGTCAATCCGTTTACGCCTTTCAGATTGCCTTATCATGCCTTTCCGTATGAGCGAAATCCCTATAGCTTCTTTGGCATTGGGATTGCTGAGAACATGGATGATTCTCAAAAGATCATGAACGGTCACGCTCGCATGGCAATAGACAATCTAGCGTTGTCTGGATCGCTCGTTTTCGATGTAGACGAGTCTGCTCTTGTTGGTGGTCAGTCAATGGAAATATATCCGGGTAAAATCTTCAGAAGACAGGCAGGAGTCCCCGGACAAGCCATCAACGGTCTAAAGTTCCCTAATACGTCAAACGAAAACATGATGATGTTTGACCGCTTTAGACAACTAGCTGACGAGCAAACAGGTATCCCAAGCTACTCACATGGTCAGACGGGTGTTCAAAGTATGACCCGTACTGCTTCTGGGATGTCCATGCTCCTTGGCGCAGCATCCCTTAACATTAAGACAGTCATTAAAAACTTAGACGATTTTCTTTTGAAGCCTTTAGGAGAATCTTACTTTCAGTGGAATATGCAGTTCATGGAAAGTAAGATGGATGTTGAAGGCGACTTAGAAGTGAAAGCAACAGGCACAAACAGCTTGATGCAGAAAGAAGTACGTAGCCAGAGGCTCACTATGTTCCTCCAGACCGTACAGAATCCTGCTGTTGCTCCGTTCATTAAGATGAATAAGTTGATATCGGAACTTGCTTACAGCTTGGATCTTGATCCCGACGAACTGATCAATGATCCAGAAGAAGCAGCACTAATGGCTCAAATTATAGGGATGCAAAATAATGTTGGACAAACAACTGGCCCGGAAGCTGGCCCCGCTGGTGAACAACCCGGAGCTATGGGAACCCCTGAAGGAGTACCTCCAGAAGGCCAAGACCTTGGAGCTACGGGTACTGGTGGGGGCAATATCGGAATTGGAAGTGTACCGCAGTCAGGGGAGAGTGAGTTCGCTGGAACGCCTAGAGCAGTTGCCGGATAACGTTAAGATGATTATGGAGCAGAGAGATGCCGGGTAAAAGAGCAAGCATACTAGACAAAGATTATAATCGAGAAGAATATGTTTTAGGAGGCGTACCAATGCTTCTTAGAGCAGTAGGTCAGTTTGCTTCTAAAGTTTTAAAGCCTAGAAATTTAGGTCAGGAACGAATTAAAAAAGCTGCTCAACAAACGGCTGAATATGCTAAAGGTCAAGCAAAAGGTGCAGCAGCGGGTTCTACAACAACAGTAGGCGTTGGTGGTCTTATATATAATATCTCTAGTGACGAACTACCCACTGTTGTAGAAAAAGCAAAAGCTGAAGACATAGAACTTAAAATTATAGACGAAAGAATAAACCCAGCAGATTATCCTGTTTATAAAAAAGACTCAGATTCTGCAAAAGCATTTAGACAAATGCAAAGAGAAGCTAAAAAAGCAGGAGCTACTTTTTTTGAGTTTGAAGGAAGGCCCTATAATACTAGAGAAAAAAAAGCTGAAGGCTCTTTAGTAGGTGCTCAAAAGAAACTTGATCTTAATAAAAATAATAAAATAGATAAAGAAGATTTTTCAATGCTTAGAGATAAAAAAGCCGCAGGAAGCAAAGTAATCACTAAAAATATTATTGACTTTGCAGAAAAGCTTATGGCTAAAGAAGCTCCTAAGAAAGCAGCAGAGCGTCGAGCTTCAATTAAAAGCGCAGCAGAAGCAGAAGATATTATTGTAAATAAAATTAATTCTGATCCTTTTGCGCTAGATGAAATGCCTCTGAGCATTTTAGAAAATCTTTCTGTTAAAAATAAAGCTAAGATAGGTTTGGCTGACGAATACTCTGCTGATATTGCAGAAAGCACAAGCGGTATGCTAAAAGATATGTCTCCAAAAGAAGCAGCAGATAATTTACTTGCTTTTGAAGATGATGAGATTTTTGATTATATGTCTACGTTAAATGCAAGAGATTTAAGACAATTTAAAGATAATTTGTCAGACGATGACTTTGAAGCCTTTGGAGATTATATGCCAGATTTAGGACCAAGAGAACAAAAAAATATTGGTAGTAAAATAGCCAAAAAGATTTTAAATTCAAAAAACAGAAAAAAACTTTTAAAAATGGCTGATGATTTAGAGTTTGTTGATAGTCCAGAACCTGATGGTAAAACGGCCAAAGAATTTAAAAAAGACTTTAAAGACTTTGTAAATGAAAAAACTCCGGGCGTTAGTTTAATGTCTAGACAACTAGACGTTAATGAAGACTTAGATGATCTTGTTGATGAATATTTTATGGGTTTACGCGAAGGAAATAACGGAGACGTTATAACTGACAGGAGCTTTAAACTTTTAGAAACTTTAAACCCACGCAACAAAAAAGCAGAAGGGTCTTTACTAGGATCTATGGAAGGTAAAGAAAAAGAAGCTGTAAAAGCAATTATTATTAATAAACTAACTGATATGCAAGATCCTAGTTCAAAGAGCCGAAATGACTCTTTAGTTTATTTACAAAAAGCTGATCCAAGTTTAGTCATGTCTGCGATTGGACAAACTGTTTCTCCAGAAGATCAGCGACAAATAAGGACTCAGATTTTTGGACGCCAAGAGCGACAAGAAGGCGGCTCAATGCTTATTCCACCTGAAATGGAAACAATGCCTGTAGATACTTACACACCCGCAGAGCAAGCAAACGCCGCAGAAAACATGCTTCCAGATGGAGAGATGGAAGATAACTACATGGACTACGTTTTAGAAGAATCTTTAGAGTCCGACGAACAAGATTATTTAATGGATGCTTTGGAGTCAGATCCAAAGCTAAGCGATATTTTTGATAAAGTCCTTATGACTGCATCAGAATTTTCGGGAGCTGGAGAAGTCGAAGGCCCCGGAACAGGTGTATCAGATTCTATCCCTGCTCGTTTGAGCGACGGAGAGTTTGTGATTACCAAGAAAGCCACTGATCAGATCGGCGCAGACAATCTCCAACGAATGATGGATGATGCTGAACGTATGGCTGATGGTGGAGTAGCCCGTGAAGGGCGACAGTTCGGAGGTATTTTAGGAATGCCTAAAAACCCCGAAGAAGAGCTTGAGGCTATGTCACAGATGAGATCAACAGACGATGAGATTAATCAGGCGATGTTAAGATCTAATCAAGTGCCAAGTCTTAGGAGATATTAATACGGCTACCTTGTAGTTGGCAAGCCCCAATTTAAAGACGTTTAAAAAATGGCTACCTTGCAAGAAAAAACAAGCCCCGTAGAAAAGGAGTGGTAAAAATGTCCGAAGTAATGCTAGAGGAGCGTGAATCTAACCCATACAACATGAAGAAACCTTGGCACGATGCCGATCAAGGCACTAGGTCAAGAGCAGATGAAATGTTCTATGAAGAAAAAGAAGCACCACAACAAAAGGCTACCCGACAAAGATCGGCCCCTGAAGAAGAATCTCCTCAAGAAACTAACTATAAAAAGAGGTATGACGATCTAAAGAAACATTATGACGCTAAACTAAATGAGTTTCGTCAGCGCGAGCAAGAACTATTGGCTGCTTCTCAGCCTGAGTATCAAGCTCCTAAGTCTGAAGAAGATCTTACTAGGTTTAGAGAAGAGTATCCTGATCTGTATGATACGGTAGAAACCGTTGCACACATGCGAGCAGAAGAGCAAATGAGAGAAATGCGTCAGCGTTTTTCTGCTATTGAGCAACGCGAAATGGAAATTGCCAGACGCGAAGCTGAAACTGCACTTCAAGAACGTCATCCTGATTTTGATGAAATTAGAGGTGATGAGTCTTTTCATGATTGGGCAAAGGAGCAGCCGGAACAGATTCAAGATTGGATTTACAACAATCCAGATAATGTAACGTTAGCAGTCAAAGCACTTGATCTTTATAAGTTAGAGACAGGCAAAGGACGAAAAGGTCCGGGTAGACCGCGTAAACAGCAGCCTGCCCCTGCACAGGGATCAGCAGCAGATATGGTATCTACGAAAACTACTGGAGTAGACGCCAAGCAGCCTAAGATCTGGACCGAAAGTGAAATAGCGAAAATGTCCTTAGATCAATTTGACAAACACGAAGAAGAAATTCGTGAAGCAATTTCTGAAGGAAGAGTTCGCAGAGGATAAAACTTTTCTACTTTAGGAGTAATTTAAAATGGCTTATAACGTAAGTGATCAATTTTTTGAACCGTCCACAGATACAGATGCTAACTTTGCAAACTCCGTATCTGGTCAAGCTAACTCGTTCTTCCTGCCAAAGGTATATTCCAAGCAGGTACTCAACTTTTTCCGTAAGGCGTCTGTAGCAGAAGCTATTACCAATACGGATTATGCTGGCGAGATTTCTGGATTCGGAGACACTGTTCGCATTATCAAAGAACCTACCATTACTGTTTATCAGTATGAGCGTGGTCAAGATGTAACGCAAACCAAGTTGACTGACCAAGAAGTAACTTTGGTTGTAGATACGGCTAACGCATTTAAGTTCATCGTAGATGACATTGAAACTAATATGTCTCACGTTAACTTCCGTGACGTAGCAACTTCTTCAGCAGCTTACGCTCTGCGTGATGCTTTTGACGAAGGCGTAATCGCTGCTATGTTTGCTGGCGTATCTTCTTCAAGCCCTGACCACGTTCTTGGCTCTGACAGCGCAACTGACCTTGCTGCTGGTACTTTTGACGGTACTGGTAACTTGGACATCGGTTTTGGTGCTTCTGAACACGATCCTATCGACGTAATGGCTCACATGGCTCGTTTGCTTGATGAGCAAAACGTACCCGAAGAAGGACGTTGGTTCTTAGCGTCTCCTGACTTCTACGAAGTGCTTGCTTCAAGCTCTTCTAAGCTTTTGTCAGTAGACTACAATGCTGGACAAGGTTCAATCCGTAACGGTCTTGTAAGCTCTGGTAAGCTCCGTGGTTTCAATATGTACAAGTCTAATAACATTGCCGCAACGACTAACGCTGCTGGCAAGTGCTTGGCTGGTCATATTTCTTCTACAGCTACGGCTCAGACGATTACTAGCACTGAAGTAATCCGTGATCCTTCTAGCTTTGGCGACATTGTACGAGGCCTCCATGTATATGGGTCCAAAGTACTTCGTGGCGAAGCTCTGGTATCGGCTTTCTACGGTATTGACTAATAGTCATCGGCTACGGGGGTCTTTATGGCCCCCACGCCTTTTGGATTAAATTATGCCTCAAATAGGAAACGAACAAAACCCAATTAGAATGAGTCCTAGAAGGACAACAAAGCTAAGAGGTAATTATATTAAAAACGAAGATAAAGCTAAGTTTGATGCAAACTACGAGCGTATCTTTGGTTCTAAGACAGAACTTGAAATTGCACGAGAAACATCTAAGACATTTTCAATGGAGCAAGAATAATGCCCGGAACTACTAAATTTGAACAAAAAGGTAAAAAGAAAGATCAGACAGGTGCAGACCTATACTCAAAAGGTAGAGGGCGGCATAAAAAAATGGGCGGTGGATACCAAAGAAATAAATTTACTGATGAAAACTTAATGATGAATAAAGGTGGAAGAGCAATGTACGGACACGGTGGCTACGCTTCTATCAGTGATATGGAAAAAGCCTGCGGAAGTAAAACCGTTAAAAACACCATGCGTCAGAAGTACGAAGAAAGCAAATGAAAGTATCTGCACCTAAAGGTTATCATTGGATGAAGTCTGGTAAGTCTTACAAGCTTATGAAAGACCCTAAAGATGGATACAAGCCTCATCGCGGTGCAAGTAAGACAGCAAACTTTCCAATTCAAAAGAAGCATAAATAATGGCAACAACTTATCTACAATTATGTAACGAAGTCTTACGTGAAATAAACGAAGTTGAACTAACTAGTGCAGACTTTGCTACAGCTGTAGGTATTCAAAATCATGTTAAAGACCTTGTAAATCGTGCTTACCTAGACATGGTTAACGAAGAACCTCAGTGGCCTTTTTTAGCAGTAGGAGAAAGTGGTGACACTGATCCTATGTACGGTAATACTTATGTAGAAACCGTAGCAGGTACACGTTGGTATGAATTAAAACCAGCAAGCGATAGTTTAGTTACAGACTATGGTTACGTAGACTGGGATAATTTTTTACTAACTACTGTAGGTGTAAGTGGTGAGTCTGCACCTTATACCGTTAGGAATTTAAGATTCACAACTATTGAAGAGTGGAAAGATTACTATAGAATTGCTCAGAATAAAGATGATGCAGATACTCAAAACTATGGCGTACCCGACAGAGTAATTAAAAGCCCTGACAATAGGCGTTTTGGTTTAAGCTCTATACCCGACAAAGTATATCGCATTTGGTTTTATGCTTATGCATTGCCTACAGAATTAAGTGCATATACTGATGAACTAGTTTTTCCAGACTTATATGTTCCTGTATTAATTAACAGAACTAGATACTACGTACATCAATTTAAAGACAATCCACAAGCAGCAGCTTTTGCTAACGAAGATTATAAAAAAGGTCTTAAGAACATGAAGCTGAATCTTATGGAGCCTGCACCCGGATACTTTAAAGACGATAGGATGAGATTTATTTAATGGCTACATCTTTACCGTTTGGTGTTTCTTGTCGCGGAGGGCTAAATACTAATCTCAACCAGTTTGAGATGTTAGCACAGCCCGGACTTGCTATTGAGCTAGAAAACTTTGAAGTAGACTCAGATGGCGGTTACAGAAGAATTAATGGTTTTACGGCTTATGGCGGTTCTAGTGCAACAAGACCAAACGGCACAGAAGCCATACTAGGACTTTTTGTTTATGCTGATGGATTAGTTGCTACAGCAGGTACGAATGTTTATTTTACTTTAGATGGCATTACTTGGCTTCAGATAAACAGAGACAGTGTACATAGTTCTGGAGACAATTATACTACTTTTATAAGTCGAAGTACTTTAACTAGAACCAGTCAGGCTCAGTGTAATTTTGCTTTATATGAAGGGGACAGCGATTACGGAGAACTAATAATTACAGACGAAGGTTCTTCTGCTAAACCTTTTTATTTTAAGATGACAGGAACTGGAGCTTTAACGGCCCGTACATATTTTGCAAAAGAAATTACAGTTAGCGGTTCAGTATATCCAACTGTATGTACAATGCACGACAGGCACTTAGTAGTTTCAGGAGATAGTAATAATCCAAATACTATTTATTATAGCCATACTGATGCTCCTGATGATTTTGGAGGCACTGGCGCAGGAAGCATAAAACTAGATGATAAAGTAATTGGCCTTAGACCCTTTCGTGCAGACTTAATTATATTTTGTAAAAATAGTATTTATAAATTAGTTAATATTAATGACTCTAGTAATATTGCTGTTTTACCAGTAACTAAAAATGTAGGCTGTCTAGACAATCACAGTATTCAAGAAATTGCAGGGGACTTAGTATTTTTAAGTCCTGATGGCGTTAGAACTATTGCAGGTACGGCTCGTATTGGTGACGTTGAATTAGGCAGCGTTAGTAGACAAATTCAAAATATTGTAGAAATAATTGCAAAGGGTATTGACGGTTATATTATAGATAGTGTAGTCTTAAGACAAAAATCTCAATATAGACTTTTTTATACTACAAGTACTCAAGCGGCTTCAGATGCTAAAGGTATAATAGGCTCATTAACTTCTAATGGTTTTGAATGGTCTGAAACAAAAGGAATACAAGCAAGAGCAATAACTTCGGGTTTTAATTCAGATGGCGTAGAGCAAACTTTTCACGGTGACAGTGATGGGTATATTTACGTACACGATGATGGAGATTCTTTTATACACTCAGGCTCTGAAGCAAATATTAGAGCAACTTATAAGACGCCTAACTATGATTTTGGAGACTTTGGAACACGTAAAAATATGCGTTACGTTAAAATCTCTGTTAGTCCAGAAGGAACGGCACAACCAACATTACGTGTAAGATATGATTATGAAGATACAGGAATACCACAGCCTTTAGATTATCAGCTACTTTCAGTACCGCTACCTGCTGTTTTTGGTACAAGCACATTTGGTACTAGTTCAGTTTTTGGAGCTACTAACGATCCAATGGTTCGCCAAGCAATTCAAGGCGGTGGTTATACAGCAAGTTTTAGACTTAGATCAGAGGACAAAAATCCACCTTATGCTATTAATGGTATGTATATAGATTATATACCATCAACTAGGAGATAATATGGCAAGCTATACACGACAAAGCAGTTTTTCTGACGGAGATACTATTAGTGCTTCGTTATTTAATAACGAATATAATCAGCTAGTCACTGCTTTTTCTTATGCCTCTTCAGGTACTACTGGACACCGACACGACGGAACCGCTGGTGAAGGCGGTAATATTCATACGATTGGTGATCAAGATTTTTTAAATAAAATTGTAGTAGACTCTACGAACAATAGGTGGGGTTTTTATGTCCAAGTTTCTTCGTCTGCTGTTGAACAAATTCGTATCCAAGACGGCGCTATTGTGCCTGTCACTGATAGTGATATTGATCTTGGCACATCCTCACTTGAATTTAAAGACCTTTATATCGATGGCACAGCAAGCATTGATAGTCTCACTCTCACGAGCGGAGCTACTGTCACTGTAATTTTTGATGAAGATGATATGTCTTCAGACAGTGCAACAGGCTTAGCCACTCAACAGTCTATTAAGGCTTACGTAGATTCTCAGTTTACAGGACAAACTTTAGAATTTAGTGGTGACTCTGGTGGTACTCTAAGCATTGATTTAGACTCTGAAACTTTGACGCTTACGGGCGGTACTGGTATCGATACTACTGGATCTGTAAATGATCTTACTATTGCTATTGATAGTACGGTAGCAACATTAACTGGTAGTCAGACATTAACTAATAAAACTTTAACTACACCTGTAATTAGTTCTATTTCTAATACAGGTACTCTTACGCTTCCTACGTCTACTGATACTTTAGTAGGTAGAGCAACTACAGATACTTTAACTAATAAAACAATTAGTAGTGCTTCAAATACAATTACTGTTAATTTAGGTTCAGCTACAGTTACGGGTACTTTAGCTCAGTTTAATACAGCACTATCTGATGGGTCTTTTGTAAGTTTAGCAGGTTCTGAGACGCTAACAAACAAAACACTTACATCACCGATTTTAACGTCTCCCGTAATAACTACACCACAAATTAATGATACTTCAGCAGACCATCAATATGTCTTTGCAGTCTCAGAACTTGCGGCTGATCGTACTGTAACGCTTCCGCTGTTAACAGGTAACGATACTTTTGTGTTTGAAAGTCATACACAGACTTTAACTAATAAGACGCTTACGACTCCTGTAATTAGTTCTATTTCTAATAGTGGTACTGTTACATTACCTACAGGTACTACAACTCTTGTAGGTACTGATACTTCTGATGTACTAACTAATAAAACTATTTCAGGAGCTTCTAATACTTTAAGTAATATTGGTAATAGTTCTTTAAGTAACTCTAGTGTTTCTTTTGGAGGCGTTAGTGTTTCGTTGGGTTCTTCTGATGCTACTCCGGCTTTTGACTTGTCAGATGCTACAGGATATACAGGAGATTCTAATCTTGTTACGACTGGTACAATTAGTTCTGGTGTTTGGCAAGGCACAGCAGTTGCTGATGCTTATGTAGCTAACGACTTAACCATTAGCGGAGGTACTGTAGATAACACAGTTATTGGTGGAACTACAGCAGCCGCCGGAACCTTTACGACTCTTAATGTGACTGGTGACTTAACGGTTAGTGGAACTACGACTACTGTTAATTCAACAACCGTTACTTTTGATGATATTGTTTTAACACTTGGTGGTGATACTGCGCCTGTTGCTGATGATAACAAAGATCGTGGTCTTGAGTTTAGATGGCATAATGGTTCCGCAGCTAAACTAGGCTTCTTTGGTTATGATGATAGTGCTTCAGTATTTACATTTATTCCTGATGCTACAGAGTCTTTAGGAGCTTATTCAGGTGCAGCAGGCGACGTTTCTTTTGGCGCTGGTACTTTTGCGAGTGACGTAACGCTTACTGGCGCTTCTTACAACGCAGTCTGGGACTCTTCAGACAACGCACTTGAGTTTGCCGACAACGCTAAGGCAGTCTTCGGTGATGGCTCTGACTTACAGATTTATCATGATGGGTCTAATAGCTTTATAGATGACACTGGAACAGGCAGTCTAATTATTAGAGCCGCAGATAACTTAGAGTTTCAAAAGTATACAGGGGAAACTTATATTACAGCGGCGGCGGATGGCGCAGTTGATATTTATTACAACGATGCACAAAAACTAGCCACCACCGCCACAGGCATCGACGTAACGGGCACTGTGACTGCTGATGGTTTGACACTTTCTTCAGAAGGCGACCAGATTAGCATACCAACGTCGGCTGGCTTCTCTGGAATCATTACGACTGGCGACAGTATCTCTGGCAACGCTTTTGAGTTTAAAAACGGCAACGGAATAGCAATCGTTTCAGACACAAATGATAGTGGAGTCACTGGCGGCGTAGATGCAACACTGATTGCACGGGGAAGCAGCGCA